CGCCTCCGCTACGCCGAGGACCCGCACGCCTACCCGCGGGACATCTTCGGCCATCACCACTGGCCGGAGCAGGAGCGAGTCTTCGATCTGATGCTCCGCGAGGATCGCCTTCTAATCCCGTCGGCCGCCAACTGGGGGAAGACGTTTACGCTCGCCGAGTTCGCCATCTTCGTGCTCGACGTTCTAGGGTCGGTCCCCAACCCTGCGACCGGACGGCCGCAGGGCGCTCGCGTGCTCCTCGTCGGACCGGACCACAAGCTGATCCGCGCCGGGATCTACTCGCAGATGCTCGAGCACGCTCGGAGCGCCGAGAGCCGGGGTCACGCGATGCCGGGGCGCCGGTCGGAGAGTTCGGTTCTGTGGCAGGTCGCGCCGCAGTGGGGGATCGAGGCGTTCTCGCCGCCGTCCGCGGCCGGGAGCGAGGTCGCTGAGAGCGTCCGCGGTCTCCACGGGCCGATGATGGTCGCCCTCGTCGACGACGGCCAGGGCGTAGACGCCGCGGTCTGGCGGGCGCTCGAGAACATGTGCTCGGGCGAGGGGAACAAGATCATCTCCCCCTTCAACCCGACGCGGAACAGCGGCCCGACGTTCGACCGGGCGGAGATCGGCTCCTACCGCGTCCTGCACCTCGACGCCTTCGACCACCCCAACGTGCGGGAGCGTCGCACCGTCGTCTCGGGCGCGGTCTCGCACGCGGTCGTTGACGCGCGTGTCCGCCCCGTCACCGGCACGGGCGGTGGCGGGAGCGGCGAGTGCGTCTGCCGCGGCGACTACCCGGCGACGGTGCCGGACCCGACCTTCGGCGAGTTCGTCTACGCGCTGCCGGACGCCGATCAGGACGACGCCCCCGGGCCGCGCGCCGACGGCTTCCCCGGGCACCCGGCGGCGAAGCTGCGGGTCTACCGGCCCTCGGGCACGTTCGAGTCGGGCGTGCTCGGGCGGTGGCCGCGCAACGCGGACACCGGGCTCTTCTCCCCCGGTGCCCTGGCGCAGGCGATCCAGTTCTGGCGCGAGGGGACCGATCCGCCCCACCCGCCGGACCGGATCGGCGTCGACGCCGCCCGCGAGGGGGACGACGACAGCTGCTTCGCCCCCGCCTGGGGGCCAAGCGCCGAGGAGCTGCTGCTGGCGCACGCGCAGCAGGCGGGGACGCCGGCGATCGCGCCGGAGACGACCCTCGCCGCGGATGGCGAGGAGGAGCCGGCCTCACAGCTCCAGCCGACCCGCGCCGCGGCGCAGCAGGCCGGCCGGAACCGCCGGCAGTACCTCGGATGGGGCCGTGGCGGCGCCCTGGAGCCGCGATCGGTGGTACCCAAGCCGGAGGAGGAGGCGCGGGAGGCCTCGATCTCCAGCCAGGCGCCAGCCGGCGGCTCAGGCGACCCCCCCCAGCGCGTCCGCGTGGGCGCGTTCCGCATCGCGCCGAAGGGCAAGGGGCCGGAGGTGGCCCGGCATATCCAGGGGATCTTCCCCGCCTCGCCCTGGTACGTGGACGAGGGCGGGGTCGGGGCCTCGGTGCTCGACCACGCCTGCGACGTGCTGCGCGTCGACGCCGTCGGGGTCTCGTTCGCCGCCGTCGCGCCCCCCCGGATTCCCGGGGAGCCGTACTGCGAGAACGTCAGGGCGGCGCTCTACGTGCGGGCGGCGATGCTCGTCGACCGCGCCCTAGTCGAGGTGCCCGACGACCCGCTGCTGCGGCAGGAGCTGCTGGCCCACAGCCTCGTCCCCGGCGAGCGGACGGTGCGGGTCATGGAGGGCGGGCGGGAGGTCGTGCGGCGGATGCCGACGGTGCGGGTGCAGGCCAAGGACGAGGTCAAGGCGGCGCTCGGGCGCTCGCCGGATCGGGCCGACGCCTTCGTGCTCGCGCTCTGGCGGTCGGCGCCGGCGGGGCGGGCTTACCTGGGGTGGAAGCGGGGATAGAATCCGTCTGGTGTGGGCGACTTTACCCATTCCCCCGCGACTCCGCCGTAGGGCAACTTTCCCGCCGTGGGCAGAAATACCAGCGGCCGGTACCTTGTGCTATCCTCCCCCCCAACTTGAGCCCCGGCGAGCTTCCGAGGATCCTCACGCTGGCGGCATGGCTGGCGGGCTGGATCGCGGCGACGGCCGGGATCGCGGGGGTGGCCGATGCCTGCGGCGCGCCGCAGCTCCGAATACCGATCTGGCTCCTCTCGGGCGGCCTGCTGCTGCTCGGGAGCGGGGGACTGAGGATGCTGGCGACGTTGCTCTGGCACGGGATCGTAGGGGCGTCGGAGGAAGGGAGGAGGCCCAAGCCGTGAGCGCGAAAGCTCCCAACCCGCCGCCGCCCCTGGCGATGAAGCCCGCTCCACCGCCGGCGCCTCCACCCAAGCGATTCCCCGTCTTTCTTACCATCAACGGCTTCCCGGTGACGGTCGCCCGAGCGGAATGCATCATCCGCGTGCCGTCGGAGCCTGTCGTCGTCTTCGGGGGCGGGTCCTAGGTGCTCGACTCCCTCTTCTCCGGCCTCCGCACCCTCTCCGCGCCACCGGCCGCGAAGGCGTACCGACCCCACCTCCAGCAGCCGTTCCAGCCCGGCCAGGCGGTCTTCGCCGACTGGAGTCAGGACCGCGCCGTCCGCGAGGGGCTGAAGGCGAACGTATGGGTGTACCGCTGCTCGACCATGACGGCGGAGGCCGGCAGCACGGTCCCGTTCGGGGTCCAACGGCAGGACGCCGAGGGGCAGTGGACCTTCGACTGGAAGCACCCGCTCAGCCAGGTGCTCCAGGACTGGAACGACGACTTCTCTGCGCAGGAGTGTTTCTCCTCCGGCATCTACCACCTCCTGCTCGGCGGCAACATGCTCGCCGGGAAGTTTCCGGGCGGCGCCTCGGTCCGCGAGCTGCGCCTCGAGACCCCAGTCAACGTGCGCCCGATCCCGAACGAGCTCGGGGGGCTCGACCGCTACGAGTACTTCGACTACCGCGGCCAGCGCGCCTACTGGGACGCGGCCGACATCATCCACGTCCGCCTCTCGGATCCGCTGAATCCGTACTGGGGCCTGGGCCGGCTGCAGGCGATCGCGCGGGAGGTGGATCAGGATACCGAGGCCGGCGCGCTCAACCTCGCCCGCCTGCAGCGCGGGGGAACGCCCGACGGGATCATCACCGACGAGGGGATCACCGATCCCGAGCAGCGCCGGATCGCGCAGCGGGAGATCGACGAGAGCTGGCGCAACGCCAAGGGGCCCTTCGTCACCGGCGCCGGCGTAGACTGGATCCAGCTTGGGCTCGACCCCAAGAAGCTCGACGCGATCGCCGGCCGGACGTTCTCCATGCGAGCGATCGTCCTCGGCTTCGGCTATCACCCCGCGCTCTTCGGGCAGGACTCAACGTACGCCAACTCCGAGCAGGCGGCGAAGTTAAAGTGGACCGACGCCGTCCTGCCGCTACTCAACATCATGGCCTCGGCGATCACCCGCTGCCTGATTCCGCGGAAGGAGAGGACCCGGACCAGGATTTTCTACGATACCTCCGGCGTCGAGGCCCTGCAGGCCGACCTCGGCAAGGGCATCACCAGCTACGCGACGGCGGTCCAGCACGGTATCCCGCCGAACAAGGCGATCAAGCTCCTGAGACTCAGGATCGAGGATCTCCCCCCCGGTATCGGCGACGTGAGCTACCTCGACGGCCGGCTCGTGACGGCGCAGAGCATCGTCGAGCCGCCGGACGACGGAGGGGACTCCGGCGACGATCTTCCGACCCCGACACCCAAACCGCAGGACGACGGCGGCGACGCGCCCGGCGCCGCGGACTGAGGAGAGTAAGAGCCGATGGGAAACCTACCGATCATCCCGATCCTCTGCGCCGTCATCGGTGCGCTCGTCTACGCGCTCACCCAGAACGGCAAGGCGGCCGAGTTGGGCCGCGGAGCGTATTGGGTGGGGATTTTTTGGGTCCTCGCCCACTTCGCCAACTGGCCCCGGTAAGGAGTGACCGATGCCGACGACGACCGGATGCCTGACGAACTTCAGCGAGCAGAAGTTGCTCGATCACCTCCTCCGCAACACCTCGTGGACCATGCCGACGTGCTTCTTCGCGCTGTGGCAGGGCAGCCCCACCGACACGGGCGCGGGCTCCTCCGAGGTTACGACGCCCGGCACGAACGGCTACGCGCGCATCGCCGTGGGCACCGGGGGCTCCTCCAAGTTCGCCGCCGCGGCATCGCGTGCGATCACGACCAACGCCGATATCGTCTGGGGGCCGTCGACCGGCGGCCCGTGGGGCACCGTCTCCTTCTGGGCACTCATGGACGCCTCGACGGGCGGCAACGTGCTCGCTTACGGGGATCTGACCGACTCGACGATCGGCACCGATGACAAGTACAAGATCCTCGCCGGCAACCTCACGCTTAGCTTCACTGCGGGCTCCAAGTGGACCGACGCCCTGCTCAACCTGATGCTCGATCACCTGGTCGGGCGCACAGCCTGGACCTCGCCCTCGACCTGGCTCGCGCTGTTCGAGGGCGACCCGCTCGGCGCCGGCGTTGAGACGGACACGCCTGGCTCGAACGGCTACGCCCGGCAGGACCTCGACGCGGCGATGTCGGCGGCGTCGGGTGGCTCGATCCAGAACGGCTCGGTCATCACCTTCGGTCCCGACACTACGACCAACTGGGGCACCAGCGACTACTACGCGGTCTTCACGGCCTCGACCGGGAGCACCCCGATCGGCGGGGCGCTGCTGACGGCATCGAAGACTATCAGCGTCGGCGATAGCGGCGAGGTTGCGGCCGGCGCGCTTGTCTTTACTTTGGATTGACAACCAATAAGGGAAAGGAGTTGTTTCATGTTTGAGCGCATCGATTTCAGAGGTGCCGCCTCGACCAAGGCGGCCGGCCAGACGATCGCGACCCCGCCAATCCACCCGATCCTCGCCGGACAAGTTCTCGTCCCACGGGGCGTTGCGGACAATGCTGGTCCAGGCGAGGACCAGCACTTGGTCGGCGACGAGCGCGGCAATGTCTACGAGCGGGCCGCCGAGTCTCAGGGAGGCGGCACGGCTGCGGGCGAAGGCGTGCGAGTTTCTACCTTCGTATGCAACGTCGCGAACGAGATCCGCGCCAACGACCAGGGCACCTCGGTCGACGATCCCGTGACCCTTACGGTCCCTGCCGGGGTGCTAGCGAAGTCGCTGGCCTTGGAAGCCTTCGCCGTGGCCCCAGGCTGCCGCGCGCAGGTCGTCGGCGTCGCAGTGGCTGACGGATCGCAGAAGCAGTTTCAGGTAGCGCTTGGTGACTTGCCGATCGTGGCGGAGGGCGCGCGCCTTTACGTGCTCCACGTAGGGTGCGAAGGCCCGGTCGGCGACGCTGCGTGGGCGGTCGAAGACCCGTCGTGGCCTCCAGTCATCAAGGTCCATCAGGGTACTTCTGGCGGCAGTCCGCGGTCGAACGTAGGCGGGAACTTCGCCTACCGCTTCGGCGGCGGTCCGAGCGATACCGGCACTTCCTACTCCGGCGAGCTGCCTGTGAACCGCGATTGGACCGCACAGCTCATCGCCCTCGACGAAGTGCCCACCTAATCGGCGAGCGCTAGGAGCCGACGGTGGCTTCCCCGGCGGTCGCGACATCCCTAGGAACCAACGGGACCACCGCCGGCTCCTCAGTAGCCGACAACTTCCCATCCGGAATCCAGTCCGGCGATCTCTTGATCGCGGTGCATCGCGCCGCCGGCGCTGGAGCGATCGGCTGGCCCGCCGGTTGGACGGAGGTGTTCGAGAATTCCGCCGACGCCTCAGACGACGTAACCGCGTGGGCCTGGCGCAAGGCCGATGGCACGGAAGGCTCTAGCATCACGGTAACGCAAGGGAACGTTAAGTATGCGGCCGCCATCTTTCGCATTACTGGCGCTGCTGATCCTACTGTCCGACCACCGGAGTCGGGAACAATCAACACGGGCACGAGCGCGAGCTCTGACCCGGGGAGCGTTACGCCAACCGGGGGATCGAAAGACTACCTTTTCCTTGCGGTCGCGGCGGCTTCCGGCGAGTCCACCTTCAACTCCGACCCCTCCGGATATTCTGGCGGAACGCTGAGCAATTCGGGTACCGCGGGGGCTGTCGCAAGCAACTGCGTCCTAAGAGTTGCCCCGCGACAGCTCACGGCGGCGAGCGAGGACCCGGGCGCCTTCGGGATCAACGGGACCGAGAATTGGACAGCGTTCACTATCGCTGTTCATCCGCCGAGCGCCACGACGCACGCGCTCGCCTCCTCCAACGGTACGAGCCGCGCAGACGGTACGGGCACGGGCACCAGAGTCGCGCCGCTTGCTTCTACCGCCGGTACCTCCCGCGCCGATGCAACCGCCTCAGGAACTCGCGTCGCCCCGGTTGCGGCTACCAGCGGCACGGCTCAGACGGACGGCACGGGTGCGGGCCTGGCCGTCCGCGGCCTCGCCTCAGCCGCAGCGTCCCAGCTCAACGGCGTAGCGACCGGAGCGGGACAGCACGCGCTCGGCGCGACGGCTGCGGCGAGGCTCGACGCCACCGCGACGGGCACCATCGTTCGCCCCCTCGCGGCCAGCGGGGCGGCGCAGCTCGACGCCGCGGCGGTCGGGAGCCTCATCGCCGTCCTGGCTTCGGCGGCCAGCGTCGCGGCCGTGGATGGGGCGGCAGCCGGAACAGCTACCCGCGCTCTGGCAGCGACCAGCTCTGCCGCCGTAGACGCGAGTAGCACAGGCGAGGGCCACCACGCCCTCGCCGGCACTTCCACCGCAGTCGTGGATGGCGCGGGGATCGGCAGGCCAGTCCGCCCGCTGGGCTCGACGACAGCGACGGAGCTGGACTCGGCGGCCGTCGGCGAGGCGGTCCGCTCCCTGGCTTCTTCTGCGGGTACCGCCGGCGCAGACGCCGTCGCCGACGGAGTCGCGCAGCGCGCACTCGCTGCCACCGTAGCCGCGCGGGTAGACGGAGCGGCCACCGGCGGAGCGCAGTTCGCGCTCGCCGCAGCGGGGGGCGCGGTCCTCGCCTCCGACATCGCGGGAACGGCGGCGCGGAGCCTCGCGGCGGTGTCCTCGGCGGTGGTGGACGGCACGGCCGACGGCGAGGTGGTCGCGGGCGGCACGACGCACGCCCTGGAATCTACTGCGGGCGTGGCGAGACTGGACGGGGCTGCGACAGGCGGGGCGATCCGCAGCGCGGCTGCGATTGCCGGGGCGCAGGCGAATGCCTCAGCGGCGGGCGGTGCGCAGCGTCCCCTCGCCGCCTCTGCCGCCACCGAACTGGAAGCCGCTGCGGCAGGAACCGCAGTCCGCGCCCTGGCGGCGGCGACACCGAGTTCCAGGATCGACGCGAGCGCCGCGGGGGTCCTGCAAGCCGCGCTCGCCGGCGTCGGCGCTGCCTCGCTAGACGCTGCGTCGGTCGGCTCTAGACTCCTCGCGCTGGCCGTGCTCGCCGCCTCCGGGGTCGACGCCGAGAGTCAGGGCGGCGCCGTCCGGTCCCTTGCGGCTACCGCGGAGTCGTCGATCGACTACACGGCCTCCGGCGCCGCGGTGCGCTGCCTCGGCGCCGTGTCTGCGGCATCCGTCGATCTTTCGGCCAGCGGTGGGGCCGTGCGCGCCCTGCTCGCCGTCGGCGCCGCCGTCCTGGAGACCACCTGGACCCCCGGAGGCTTCTTCGCCGGCACCCCGTCGCGTACGATCGCCGGCCCCCTCGGCGCCCGCACCGTCTCTCACTCCCTCGCCCGCCCGAACGTCGAGATCGAGCTGTCCTTGCGCGAGCTTGAGGGGCCGGAGTAGACTCCTTAGCCAGAGGTGCAGCTTCCCCGATGCCCTGGCCCCCCTCCGCCACCGCCGAGACGCTGGACTACTCGGTCCGCTGGACGGACGTGCCCGCGGGCGACTCGGTCGCTACGGTTACCGCGGTCCTCCCGACCGGCCTCGCGCTCGTGAGCATCGGCACCGTCAGCGGCGTGACGACGCTCTGGATCTCGGCGCTGAACGCGACCGCCGGCCAGCGCTACCGGGTCGCCTTCACCGTCACGACGACGCTCGGCCGGGTCTACCATCCCAGCACCGTGCTGGAGATCAGGGACCGGGTGCTGTGAGCTTTGGGGGCTTTCACGCAAGCGCCTTCGCTCATGAGGCGGCAACGCAAGAACTTGAGAATCTATACCGCAGTCAGAGCGCAGTCCTTGCCGACATCTCAATCCTCCTCGGCCTCCTCGGTCTCGGAGATCACGCCCGACCATACTCGCCGCACTTGGTGATGGTTGACGAGATCATCCCGGCGGTGGAGCGCCTAGTCAAGGAGCGCGGGTTGTGAGCAGCGACGGCGCTCCCCGCGACGAGGACTTCGCCGCCTTCCTGGCTGGCCAGGTGCCGCAGCGGGTCGAGTTCTCGCTTACCACGTTCCAGGGCATCGAGCTCATGAACCGCGCCACCGCCGACTTCGAGTTCCGCTGCGCCGAGATGGCCCGCCGGATCTGCCCGCTCATGCCGAGCCAGGAGGGTCCGGCGCTCGACGCCTGGATGCAGCGGTTCCTGCTCACGCAGGCAAAGTTGGCGGACGGGCTCCGGCGCCGGTTCGTGCCCTGGGTCCGAGGGGTATAGATGGACCTCCTCGATCACAAGGAACCACTCTCGCGGTTCCTCCGTGTCTACCGCTGGTCCGCTCGCGGCGGCGTTCCCTGCGAGCACGAGGCCGTCCCGATCGACTGGCGAACCGCCGACATCTGCGAGCTGACGCGCGCTGTGCCGCTCGATGTCACGCGCGAGTGCGCCGCAGTGGACCTCAGCGCCGGCCGCGCGCTGCTCTACGAGCGCCGGCTCGATACGGGCGGCATCCTCGTCGTCCGACGCAGCCCGTGGGACGTCGGGAGGGCTGCGGCGGCATGGCACGAGGGCCTCTTCACCGTCCTGCTAAAGGCGGACGCGCCGGAGTGGGCGAAGCAGCGGTGGCGCGAGTTCTTTGGCGACGCCCCGCGGATCAACACGTGGCCCGCCACAGCCGGCGAGGAGGACAAGGCCGAGCGCGCGCGGGAAGAGCAGGAGCGCCTCGCGAACGCCGCCGTGGAGTCCCTCCCGTGACCCCGCTCGACGTGTCGGTCCAGACCGACGCCAGCCGCTCGCAGGCCGGCGAGGTGATCGCGGGCTGGGTGATCGTCCCCGGCGGCCTCCGCCCCGCCGTGGGCTACCGCCGGCTGCATCGGGCCGAGCCCTTCGCCAGCATCGTGGCCGAGAGCAGCACGGCCGCCGAGTTCTGGGCGGTGCTGGCCGCGCTCGACGACTGCCGGCGCCGGCGTGCGGGCTGGCCCGGCGATCCCTGCCTCTCGGTGGGCGTAGACGATCAGGGCGCCGCCACCGTCCTCGCCGGAGGGAGCCGGGCCGTGCGCATCCGGCGGACGCCCATGGTCGAGCTTGTCGAGGCGATCTGGGCGCTCGCTGCGGGCTTCCCCTCCTGCGTCTTCGCCTGGGTGCCGAGGGAGGCGAACCGGCAGGCGCACCGGCTCACGCAGAAGCCGCATCGGGCGAGCGGGCTGGTTGAGACGCGGCGCGCCTACCCGCGGTCCGTCCACCAGCAGATCCCGGCGCCACTGCGGGCTAACCTGCTCGCGCTCCCCCTCGCCCGCCTTCTTCCCTGAGCGTTGCCTGAAGCTAGTCAGACACCACGCCGCGCTTGACATGCCAGCGCCTATGCGTAAAGCTAAGCCGGTGAGTAAGTCAACGGCCCTGCAACTTCCTCCGCCACGGGCTGCAATGCGCACGCGCAAGGTGCTGGTCGCGCTCACAACGGAGGAGCATGAGGCGCTGTCGGAGTTGGCGGAGAAGCGGGGGGAACCAGCCGCGACGGTGGCGCGAACGTTGATCGTCGCCGCGCTGGAGACGCTGAGGACAGAACGATGAGTCGGGACGTGGCGAAGGCATCGGTTACTTCCATTAGGAGAGGACGGAAGCGGGCTGGCTTCGGCTGGCAGCGCACGACCGTTGCCGGTGTCGCTGATTCCCGCCCCGATTCATCGTTGTGCCCTTCGCGTGGCGAAGGCTGCGGGTACTTCTTCCGCTAAGAAGCCGGCCTAGCCGGTCTCCCGTGGTCGCCCATTCCCGGGTAGGGCACTTCATTCCTGGAGGTTCCCTATGCGCCTGAACGTTCCGGCGGTCTCTGGTCGCGCTACGCACGAAGGCGGGCCGGCCGGTCACCAGAAGCCGATCGAGGCGTTGCTCCGCGCCGTGTCCACCTGCCTACTCTGGGAGCACGCCTTCTACGAGACCGGCTCGGACATCGCCACGAACATCGAGGCGCTGTGCGCGCTGGTGAGTGCCGAGGACTTGGCGGCGGTCGCCGTGGAGGCGCGGCAGCGGATGAACCTCCGCCACGTCCCGCTCTTCCTGGTGCGCCAGCTCGCCAAGCTCCACCGCGGCCCGATCGTCGGCGACGCGCTCGCCGCCGTCCTGCGCCGCCCCGACGAAGCAACGGAGTTTCTGGCGCTGTGGTGGAAGGATGGCCGCGGCGACACCGCCAAGCTCTCGGCGCAGGTGAAGCGCGGGCTCCGCCTCGCCTTTGCGCAGTGGGATGAGTACCGCCTCGCCAAGTACGCGGGCGACGGCGACAAGATCAAGCTCCGCGACGCCCTCTTCCTCTGCCACGCGAAGCCGAAGGATGAAGAGCAGGCGGCGCTCTGGAAGCGGCTGGTCGCCGGCGAGCTGGCGGCGCCCGACACCTGGGAGGTCGCGCTCTCTAGCGGCGCCGACAAGCGCGAGACCTGGGAGCGCTTGCTCCGCGAGCGGAAGCTCGGCTATCAGGCGCTCCTGATGAACCTGCGGAACCTCATCGCCGCCGGCGTGGACGGAGCGCTCGTGCGCGAGGCGCTGCTCGACGGTCGCGGGCGCGAGCGGATGTTCCCGTATCGCTTCCTCGCCGCGGCCCGCTACGCCCCGCAGTACGCTGACGTGCTGAGCGAGGCGATGATCGCTTCGCTGTCCGGCCACGAGAAGCTGACCGGCGAGACCGTGCTCGTCGTGGATGTCTCGGGCTCGATGGACGATCGGCTCTCGGCGAAGGGAGAGATGCTGCGGGTCGACGCCGCCGGCTGCCTCGCCGTGGTCTTGCGCGAGGTCGGCGACGCGTTGCGCGTCTTCACCTTTAGCCAGGCCGTCGTCGAGGTGCCGAATCATCGCGGACTGGCGCTCGCGGCCGCAATCTCCGCGAGCCAGCCGCACAGCGGCACCTACCTGAGCGCGGCACTACGCGGCATCGAGAAGCTGGCGCCGCAGGCGCACCGCGTCATCGTCGTAACGGATGAGCAGTCGCACGACGGCGTAGCTCCGGCGTGGGCGCCGCGCTCCTACCTCATCAACGTGGGGCCCTACAAGCCGGGGCTCGACACGTCGCAGGGCTGGAAGCGGATCAGCGGCTGGTCGGATCGTGTCGTAGACTGGATGCTGATGGAGGAAACTTGCGCTCGCCCCGAGGAGCTTGCCCCATGCGTCGATGGATGATAGAAGCCCTTCAACCCGCCCTGCGGAAGGCGCTCGTGCCGGTGCTCGACGCGCTCAGCGGGGTATCCAACAACCTCAAGAACCAGGAGAGAACGATGGCCGAGGTCAAGGACCTGATCGCCAAGCTCACCCGCGAGGTCGCCGAGACCCGCACCCTCATCGGCTCCGCCGTCGCCTTCATCCAGGGCGTGCCGGGCCTGATCCGCGCCGCCGTCGAGGAGGCGCTGGCCGCGAACCAGAACCTCACGCCCGAGGACCTCGTGGCCGTCTCCGACGCGGCCGACCAGCTCGACGCGGGCCAGGCCGAGTTGACCGCCGCGCTCACCAGCGGCACCGAGGAGCCGCCTGCCCCTGCCCCGGAGCCCGAGCCCGCTCCGACCGAGCTGTAACGCTCTAGGCCCGAAAGGTGGGCGGGCTGCGCGCCCGTCCACCGCACCCCTTACGCCGCCCCGCCTCTTGCCGCCCAAGCCCCTCCGCCCCGACGTCCCCCGCGCCTTCCTCGACGCCGCGGACCGCCTCACCAAGTCGGCCGCGCCGAAGATGCGCGCCGCCATCCTCGCGGCGCTCAAAGAGGCCCGCGGCGAGTTCGCTAGGCTCCTGCGGTCGCTGCCTCCCCTCGAGGCTGCCGCCGTCGAGGACCTCTGGGTGGGGCTCCTCGCCAACCTGAGCAAGATGTACGGCGAGGACGGCCCGCTCGGCGCCGGCATGATGCGCCTCGGCGAGGATGTAGCCGAGATCATCGAGGCCGACTGGTCGCGCATCGAGCGCGGCTTCCGCGACCGCGCCTCGCTCTGGCTCCAGGAGCACGGCGCGCGGAAGGTGACGGCCGTCACGGCGGAGACGCGGCGGGCGATCCGGCAGGTGGCGTCCGACGCGCTCTCGGCGCCGATCAACCGGCGGGAGGCGGCGAAGCGCATCCTGGACATCCCGGGGCTTGGGCTCGACCACCAGCAGGCCCGCCACTTCGAGAGCCTGATCGAGGACGTCCTGGAGCGCGGGAGGGCCGAGGACTGGACCTCGTCACAGATCCAGTTCGCGATCGACCAGGGCTACAAGCGCAAGCTCCGCCACCGGGCCAAGAGGATCGCCTGGACGGAGGCCGAGACCGCGGGCAACGCGGCGGTGGACCACGCGCTGCGCTCGGCAGTCCGCGCGGGCGAGCTCGACGAGGTCGAGTTCGAGCTGGAGTGGGTGACGCGGGCCTTCGTGGCGTGCCCGGACTGC